ATTCGACCAGGGACTTAAGCCGCGTCGAACGGATTATTGTTTTCCTCGAGTCCCTGCCGATCACCAAGGGAATCCTAGTCGGCAGTAAAATGGTGCTGTTGCCGGGACAGCGCGCCTTTGTCGAGGCGATTTACGGAACCCTGGCCGAGGACGGCCGCCGGCAATACCGCCTTGCCATCAAATCGGAACCGCGCGGCAACGGCAAAACCGGACTGTTGGCCGGCCTGGCGCTGTGCCATTTATGCGGGCCGGAGGCCGAGCTCCGCGGCGAGGTTTATTCGTGCGCCTATAACAAACTGCAAGCGGCGCTGATTTTTGCCGAAATGGCGGCGATCGTACGCGCCGTGCCGGCCTTTGCCGACCGCATCAACATTCACCGCATCCAAAAAATGTTGGAGGTGATGAAAGGGCCGGGCGAGGGCTCAATATTTGAGAGCCTGTCGGCCGACGATCGGCGCGCGCATGGCCTGGCGCCGACGCTTTGGATTTATGACGAATTCGCCCAAGCGCCGAATAGCGACCTGTTGGACAACCTACGTACGGCAATGGGAAAACGGCGCGAAAGCTTGGGCGTGATTATCAGCACGCAGGCGGCCAATGATTTGCACCCGCTTTCGGTGCTGATCGACGAAGCGGCGCAAGGCGTTGATAAAAGCCTCTATTTGCAATTGGCCACGGCGCCGGCCGACGCCGATATATTCGCCGAGGAAACCTGGTTCGCCTGCAATGAGGCGCTCGGCAAGTTTTTAGACCTGGCCGAGTTTCGCAACCAGGCGGTACAGGCGCGGCGCTTGACCGGGTTCCGCGCCAAGTTTCAAAACCTGCGGCTAAATCAACGCATTGACGCCAGTAGCCAATTTATCAGCGACCCGGTTTGGATGGAATGCGCGGCGCCGGTGGACCTGGCGGGCCTGGCCGGCAAGGCCTGCTATGCCGGCCTGGACCTATCGACAACCACCGATATGAGCGCCCTGGCGCTGTATTGGCCGCACAACGGTGCGGTGTTGCCTTACTTCTGGCTCCCGGCCGAGGGCCTGCTAGACCGCGACCGCAAGGAAGGCGGCCACTATCGGACTTGGCGCGATAGCAAGCTCTTGGAAACCACGCCCGGCGGCGCTATCAATTTTGCCGCCATTATCCAGCGGCTCGGCGAAATATCGACGCAGTTTAACTTGCGCGCCGTCGGCTACGATCGCGCCTTTATAAAAACCTTCAAGGTGCGCTGCGATGAAATGGGGCTCGAGTTTCCACTGGTCGAGTTCGGGCAAGGTTACGTTTCGATGGCGCCGGCGGTACAGGCGCTCGAGGCCGCCATCATCGACAAGCGAATCCATCACGGCGGACACCCAATCCTACGCTGGCAGGTAGGCAATGCGGCAATCGAGACGGACCCGGCCGGCAACCGCAAGGTGACGAAAAAACGCTCGAGCGGCCACGTTGACGGCCTGGTGGCGCTGTTAATGGCGATCGGCACCGCCACGCTGCAGGGAACGGTGGAAAAAGATTACCAAATATTGTTTGTTTAATGCACCGAAACGCCAGAGGAAGACTCGGCCAGGTGCGCGTGCCAATCATCCTCGCAAACGTCATGGACAATACAGGCGATTATAGCCTCGGGCAGCGCGTGCGCGGCGTCGGCAATTTCCATAAGCCGGGCAACCGTCACGTCGTCGAGCAAAACGCGAAACTCGGTCAGCACGGTGCGTGGGTAGGCATCTACCATGCCGACGCTATAGCAGATTCGGGAAATGTTTTGATCTAGGTCAAAAAGGACGGGCCGGCTTATGAACAGGGAACGCGCCTATTCGCTGCTCACCATCAAAAGCATCGTGCAGCGCGGCGACGAACGGATCATAGAAGGCATAGCCAGCACGCCGGCCAGCGACCGCGTTAACGATATAGTCGAGCCCTTGGGGGCGAAGTTTTCCCTGCCGTTGCCACTACTATGGCAACACCGCGCCGACGAACCCGTCGGCCTGGTCGAATTTGCCGAGGCCAAGGCCGACGGCATTCCGTTCCGCGCGCGCATCAAAAGCGAAAGCGAGCTCGGCGAGTTCAAAAACCTAACCGACAAAGTATGGCAGATGGTAAAGGCCGGCGTCGTGCGCGGCGTTTCCATCGGCTTCAAGACCACCGATAAAGACGTTCTCAAAAATGGCGGTTGGCGTATCAAGGCCTGGGAGTGGTTCGAACTCTCGCTGGTAACGATCCCGGCCAACGCGCAAGCCACCATCACGAACATTAAGAGTTTCGATCGGCAAACGTCGGCCGCGCCTGGCCAACGGCGTTCGCCATCATTTACCCCCGGCGCCGCGGGATCACCAAAGAAGGGCAAGACGATGCAAGACTTTAGCCAACAGATCACGGCGCAAGAGGACAAACGCGCCGACGCGGCCGAGCGCCTGAAGGCGCTTATGACCAAAGACGACAGCGGCGAAGGACTCGAGGACAGCGAAACCGCGGAAATCGAAACGCTGCAGGCCGACATAACCAACGCCAACAAGAAACTCAAAAACCTGCGGCTGTTGGAATCTTCGCTTTCAACCGCGCGGCCCGTCGATCCAGCGCCGGCGCCACGGCCACGGCCGACCGTTCCCGCCGAGGTTGCGGTTCAGGAAGTGAAGGGCCAGGGCTTCGCCCGCAAGGTGATGTGTTTGCACCAAGCCAACTATGACCCCTATCGTGCCGGCCAACTTGCCAAGCAACGCTATCCTGGCGACGAAAAACTCCACGCCGAGTTTAAGGCGGTTGTCGCCGGCGGCATCACCATCGACGCAACCTGGGGCGGCAACCTGGTTACGCCGGTCAACTACACCGCCGACTTTATCGAGTATTTGCGCGAAACAACCATCGTCGGCAAATTCGGCACCAATGGGATTCCGGCACTGCGGCGGATTCCGTTCAACGTCATTATCAAAGAATCGACGTTGCCGGGACAAGGCTACTGGGTAGGCGAAGGTTCGGCCAAACCGCTAACAAGTTTCGGCTTCACGTCCACGACGCTAACTTGGAATAAGGTAGCGGCGATCGCGGTGTTGTCGGAAGAATTGATTCGCTTTAGCACGCCGTCGGCCGAGGTGCTGGTTCGCAACCTGTTGGCCGAGGCTTTGCAAGCGCGACTCGATACCGACTTTATCGACCCGACGGTGACGGCGGTTGTCGAACAACGGCCGGCCAGCATCCTAAACGGCGTTACCAATACGTTTGCTTCCGGCGCCGTTACCTCGCAGGAAATCATGGGCGATCTAAAGGCGTTGATAGGTTACTTTATCGCCGCCAAGGTGCCACTCGATTCCCTGGTTTGGATCATGCGGCAATCAATGAGCACGGCCTTGTCGCTGCAGGTGTCAACGCTCGGCGTGCGCGACTTCCCCGACATCACGCCGACCGGCGGTACGCTGTTGGGGTTCCCGGTGATCGCCTCGCAATTCGTTCCACTCGGCATTGCGGCGCTGGTGGCGGCCTCGGAAATCTACCTGGCCGACGACGGCGGGTTTAACGTTGCGGCCAGCCGCGAGGCTTCGCTGTCAATGGACAACGCGCCGACAATGGTTATCGGCGATACGTCGTCACCGTCGCAACCCGTCGGCGTAAGCGTTGTTTCCATGTTCCAGACCAACAGCGTGGCAATCCGTTCCGAGCGTTTCATCAATTGGGCACGCCGGCGCGGCTTGAATTCTTGCGCCTATGCTTCGTCCGTCGGTTGGGGCAATACGGCATCCTCGCCGGACGGCGCCTCGATCTAAAAAGGATTCCACGCCAGGCGCGCAGACCCCCGGCGTGGAAAAAAGGCGGCGCCCGACGCTTACCAGGACCGGCGGCGGGCGCCGTTTGCCAAAGGAGGACCGGCATGGCCAAAATGATTGCGTTGCGTGACCACGAATACGGCACGCGCCGAATGCGGGCCGGCCAGCTATACGAAACAAGCGAAACCGACGCCTACTGGCTGGCCATGACGTTGAACGCGCGCAAGGCGCGCGAGGATGAAACCGACGAAGAAATGGATTCCTTACGGCAACTCTATGAAACGAAAACCAATAAGCACGCCGACAAGCGGTGGGGCCTGGCGCGGTTGCGCAAGGCGGTTGGCGAATGAGGTTATTCGGTTTTGATATTACTCGGCCGCCGGCGCAACAATCAAAGGCGCTGCAGACGGTGGACGCCGGCCGCGGCGGCTGGTTTCCATTAACGCAAACGATCCATGAACCATTCACCGGCGCCTGGCAAACCAATACCGGATTGGCCGCCGAGGATTGCTTTAGCTATTGGGCGGTGTTGCGCTGTATCAATATTATCGCCTCGGACATTGCCAAGCTCGAATTGAAATTGTTGCGCGAGTCCGGCGACGTTGACGAAGAAGCCGACTCGCCGGCGTTCTCTCCGGTGTTAAGGACTCCCAATCACTTTCAAAACTCGCTGCAGTTTTTTCAAAGTTGGATGGAATCCAAGTTAACCCGCGGCAATACCTACGTTTTGAAAGAACGCGATAACCGCGACGTGGTAACGGCGCTTTACGTGCTCGATCCGTGGCGCGTGCGCCCGTTGGTATCCGACGCCGACGGCTCGGTGTTCTACGAATTGCAACAGGATTATTTGAACCAGGTGCAAACGTCGATTGTGGCGGCGCCGGCCAGCGAGGTGATTCACGATCGCTGGAACACGCTTTACCATCCGTTGTGCGGCCTCTCGCCGCTACACGCCGCCGGCCTCACCGCCGGCATGGGCAAGAAAATTCAGAATAACAGCACGGTATTTTTTAATAATGCCTCTATGCCGTCGGGCATGTTGCTGGCGCCCGAGCGCATTTCCGACGACCAGGCAAAGCGCCTAAAAGATCATTGGGAAGTGAACTATGGGGCGCTGCAGGCCGGCAAAGTGGTAGCACTCGGCGGCGGCCTCGAGTTCAAACCGTTGCGCATGACCTCGCAGGATTCGCAATTGATAGAACAACTAAAATGGACCGACAGCACGATCGCCGGCGCCTTTGGCGTGCCGGCCTATATGATAAACGCCGGAACGGCGCCCGCCTATAACAACGTGGACGCGCTATCGACGCAATACTTTACCCAATGCTTGCAGGTGCATATTAAATCAATTGAGAAATGTTTGAACGCCGGCCTCGGCCTGGTAGACGCCGGCTACTCGGTGCAGTTCGAACTAGACGACTTGCTGCGTATGGATACCGCGAGCCTGGTCACCACGCTGCAAAACGCCATCAAGGGAATCATTACCGCCAATGAGGCGCGCAAAAAACTTGGCTACGGGCCAAAACCCGGTTGCGATACGGTGCTTACGCAACAGCAAAACGTTTCGGTAGAAAACGCCAGCAACCAGGAAATAAAACCGACGCCGGCGCCAGGCCAGGGACCGCAAGGCCAGGGACCTGGCGCGCAACCGGCCGACGGCAACCCGCCGAGCATCGACGCCGTGCAAGCGGCGCGGGCGCTGTTGGCCATTCATAAAGGCTTGAACCATGCCGGGCATTGACGGCGAGGCATTCGGCCGCGAGGTTGTCACCGCGGTTAAGCAATACATGGACCGCGAGATTCAACCGCTATTGGATCGCATAAAGGCGCTCGAGGCGCGACAACCGGAACGCGGCGAGAAAGGCGAGGTAGGCGCCGCCGGCGCGCCAGGACCGATCGGCCCGCCAGGCGACAAGGGCGAGCCCGGCAGCGTCGGACCACCGGGCCCAATGGGGCCAACAGGACCGGAAGGCAAAGCGATACAAGGCGAGCCCGGCCCTATAGGTCCGGCCGGACCTATAGGGCCGATCGGGCCGGAAGGAAAATCAATTAAAGGCGAGGCCGGCACGCCCGGCCGCGACGGCTTGCCCGCTTCCGCCGGCGCGCCTGGCCGCGACGGTAAAGACGGCCTCGGGCTCGAGCAGTTCAACGTCGAATGGGACAAACGAAAAACAATCACGATCACCTGGGGCGCCGGCGATCGGCTCGAGCGCAAGGCGCTTGTTTTCCCGTTCCCGCAACACCTGGGGATATGGAAAGACGGCGCTTACCTCGCCGGCGATAGCGTTACGTTTGCCGGCTCTACCTGGTACGCGCAACGCGATACCAATAAGAAACCGTCCGGCGTAGATGGAAATGACGATTGGCTGTTAGCGTGCAAGCGCGGCCGGGATGGCAAAGATGGGGCTTAAACTCATAACCCCGCCGGTGACGTCGCCGGTGACGCTGGCCGAGGCCAAGGCGCATTGCAACGTCAACGTCGCCGACTATGACGCATTGATTACCCGCTATATCGGCGCGGCGACCAATGAGGTGGAAAACTGGCTCGGCCGCGCGCTGGTCGATCAAACGTGGGAATTGTCGCTTGATACCTTCCCGCCAAACGAATTGCGCGTGCCGAAGCCACCGCTGATCGCGGTTACCAGCGTCGCCTATGACAATACGATCGGCGACGAAACCATATTGCCGGACACCGCCTACACCGTCGATGCGGAAACCGTGGACGGTTACGGTTGGATTTTGCCCGACGGCGCCTGGCCGGCGACGTTTGACGGCATTAACGCCGTGCGCGTGCGCTACCGGGCCGGATACTTGTCGCAGAGCTCGCCGCCGACGCTGGCCGTTCCCGACGATATTCGTCACGCGGTATTGCTCGGCGTCGGCGACGCTTTCGACACCCGCGCAACAATCAGCATAGGATTAACCGCGTTCACCTCGAAGGCCTGGACTAATCTATTGGAGACTCACCGCGTCCGATTGGGCATGGCCTAACTTAGAAAGGGACTAACAATGCAACCTGTAGAAGCAAAAGCCGGCAACGGACAAGTTCGCGTTTTCATCACTAACAACGGCAACCATTCCGTCGAAATGATAACGGAAATGTCGATGCATAACTTATGCGACCCGGATTCCAACCCGGTCAAAATGGCCGCCATGCGGGCGCAGGTGCAAGACCTTTACGCGCAGGCGCGCAAGACGATTCATTTTATGTTCAAACTCGTGGCCGACGAAAAGAACATAGCAAACCGAGCACTACTGAAGGCGAGCATTGTCGCCATACTGACGCGGGACTTCAATACGCTTCTAGACACCGAGAGCAAACTTTACCGGGAGTAAAATCAAATGGCCTTCACCACCGCAATGACTACGAGTTTCAAAGTTGAACTGGCAACAGCGACGCATAACTTCACCACCACGACGGGCAACGTGTTTGCCGTGGCGCTCGGCAAAGTGGGCGCCGCACGAACCTATGACGCCTCGACGACGAACCTATCGCAACTGCAAACGGCAACCACCGACGAAGTAGCCTCGGGCGGCGGCTACACCACGAACGGCTTCCTTTGGACGGCGGCGCAAAACACAACGCCGACTTCCACCGGCACCACCGCCTTTTGGTCTTGGAGCGTGAATCCGAATTGGACGTCGGCAAGCTTTTCGACAATCGCTTGCCTGCTTTACAATTCAACAAGCGCGGGCAAATCGGTTTATGTCGGTGACTTTGCCGGCACGCAAACCGTCACCGCGGGAACGTTGACGCTGATCCTTCCGGCTAACGCAGCGGGCACGTCGCTTTTGCGTATCGCTTAAAACCGAGTCGTTGGCGAATGCGCCGCCATGTTGCAAAAGGCGAAAGGGCAATTTCGTCACGCCGAAAGACGTTAGCCAATGGCCTTTGGCGCACTACGCGGCAATCTAACTGGCAACAGCACTAGTCCCGGTACTGGTATAGCTGCGACCGGCTCTGTATCGGTCAGCGTTGGCGATCTTATCGTCGCCAACTACGCACAGAATGCTGTCCTTAATGACATTACGCTGGCCGACAATCTTGGCTCTTTCTACCATCGTCTGCACTTCAACAATACAATAGGCGGTGCCCGACCGTATTCGTTCTTTGCCTATGCGACTTCGGCAGGCACGCTAACGACAGTAACGGCGGCGCATCCAAGTTCGGCAGGCGACGTTGGTTTCGCTGTCACGGTGATCGAAGGGCCATTCGATCCTTTCACCAACGACCGAGACATATTTTCTATAGCTGACTCAACGACGCCATATGGCTGTCCGGCGAGCGGAACGCTATCGCAAGCCGATGAAGTTATTTTCGGCCTTATGGGGCAAGGCAACGGCGGCGCGGCGGCGAGCTATACCGCAACGTCGCCTTATACGCTCGGCATAGGAGCATCGAGCGGAACCGGCGCGAATACCGCATCGGGCGCGAATATCTTTCATCTGGTTTCCTCGACAGCCGGCGAAACGCCGTCGATCGGTAGCAGCGCCAGTACGTCGGGCGCAACCAAGACCGCCAGTTTCCGCAAACTGAATGCGAGCAATGTCGCCGGCGATTGTATTGGCGTCTTTTCGCTTCCCACCGCGCTAACCGGCGGCGGCGGGACAACAAAGACTGCTAACGGTTTTGCCACCGTTGCCGTTAACGATCTTGTCTTTGTCGTCTGTGCTGCCCAAGGCGGAATTTCGGGATCAGTAACCGACAACCTAGGCAACACCTACACGGCATGCGGCAGCGGTGCCAGCGGGACCGACAACGGAGAGGCGTACTACTCTATCGTTACCACGGCCGGCACTCTGACAGCCATTGGCCATCTATCATCGCAAGGTACGCGGGCGATTTGCGCGGCGGCCTATAAAGGCCCGTTCTCGGCAATAGATGTTAACCCGGCCGTCACCACCGCAAGCGTAAACGCGCCCGCTACCGGGACGCTGGCGCAAGCAAACGAATTAGTGATTACTTGGGCGGGGATTGGCACTACTGACCTGCCGGAATACGGATCGCCAAGCGTCAAGGCAATAACGGTCTATGGCGTCAATCAGGGCTCTACGTTCTGGCCGCAATCCTCCATCGGCCATCGCACGGTAAGTTCGACCGCCAGCATTACGCCAACATGCGCCAAGCAAGTTGGCGGCACGGCGTTGGGCGCCATCGTTCTCGGCACCGTATCATTCAAGATCACTGCGGGGACGGACATTACGCCGACAAGTGTTTCGGCAAACGGGCAGACAAATACTTTTTCGCTACAGATAAGCTCAAACATTTCGCTCACCGCCGCGCCGGCCACCGGGCAGACAAGTGTTTTTGTTCCTAACGTACAGAAAACGCTCACCGCCGCGCCGGCCACCGGGCAATTTAATTCATTCACGGTTTCGGTTGTCTCGGCGACCAACGTTAATCTCACCGCGGTCAGCGCCACCGGCCAGGCCGCAACCTTTACGCCGGCGGTTGACAAACCGCTTACGGCGCAAAGCGCCACCGGGCAATTTAGTTCATTCACGGTTTCGATCGCCTCGGCGACTAACGTCAACTTGACTGCAGTCAGCGCCACCGGACAGCGCGCAACCTTTACGCCGGCGGTTGACAAACCACTGACCGCGGCCTCGGCAACCGGCCAGATTGCTGCGTTTACGGTTTCCATTCCGGCCAGCATTTCGCTAGTCGCGGCGCCGGCGACCGGGCAGCGGGCAACCTTTACGCCCGCGGTTGATAAGACGTTAACCGCCGCGCCCGCAACCGGGCAGGCCGCAACCTTTACACCGGCGGTTGATAAGGCGCTCACTGCCGCGCCAGCCACCGGACAATTCAATTCGTTCACGGTGTCGGCCACCTCGGCGACCAACGTTAACCTCAGCGCGGTCAGCGCCACCGGGCAAAGCGCAACCTTTACGCCGGCGGTCGATAAACCGCTTACCGCGGCCTCGGCAACGGGCCAGTTCGCTTCGTTTACCGTAAGCGGTTCGGCCAGCGTCACGCTGACTGCAGCGCCTGCCACCGGCCAGGCCGCGAGCCTCACGCCAAGAGTCGATAAGACGCTTACCGCGGCGCCGGCCACCGGCCAGGCCGCTAGTTTCGTTCCCAACGTTGCAAAGACGCCCGTTGCCACTACGGCGACGGGTCAAACCAACGCCTTCGCGATTCGCGGCGACGCCAGCGTTAATCTCATTGCGGCGCCGGCGACCGGCCAATTCAGTAATTTCAGCGTATCGGCGGCGGGAAATATCAATTTCAATTTGGTAGCGGCGCCGGCGACCGCGCAAATAGGCGCGTTTACGGTTTCCATTCCGGCCAGCGTTTCGCTAGTCGCGGCGCCGGCCACCGGCCAGCGCGCGAGTTTCGTTCCCAATCCAGCCAAGACGCTTACGGCAACGCCGGCTACCGGCCAGACCAACACGTTCACGGTGCGCGGTGACGCCAACGTTAATCTCATTGCGGCGCCGGCGACGGGGCAATTCGCCAGTTTCAGCGTATCGGCGGCGGGCAATGCAAACGTCAATCTAGTTTCGGCCAGCGCCACCGGCCAGGCCGCGAGCCTGGTTCCCAATCCAGCTAAGACGCTTACCGCGGCGCCAGCCACCGGGCAGGCCGCGAGCCTGGTTCCCAATCCGGCTAAGACGCTTACCGCCACCATCGCCACCGGCCAGACCAACACGTTCGCGATTCGCGTTGACGCCAACGTCAACCTCACCGCGGCGCCGGCGACGTCGCAACGCGGTAATTTCAGCGTATCGGTGGGCGCGAATGCCAACGTCAATCTTGTTTCGGTCACTGCCACCGGACAGCGCGCGAGTTTCGTTCCCAATCCGGCCAAGACGGTCACCGCCACCACGGCCACCGGCCAGGCCGCGAGCCTCGTTCCCAATGTTGCCAAGACGCTCACGGCGGCGCCGGCGACCGGGCAACGTGGCCTGTTTATTGTCTCGAGCCCGAGCGCCCGCTACGTACCGCTAGTCGGGGTTTCGGCTTTTGGCCAGGCCGGCAACTTTACGGTGGCATTGAGCACCGATCGGCGCCAGGCGCATTCGGCTTGGAGTACTACGAGCTATTGGGCGCGGCGGCCGGTGGCCGATAATCCGACGCGGCCGGACGACCAACACCCGGCCAGGCCGGCGGCGCCGACGCCGACGCGGCGACAAGGGAGTGGCTAAACATGCGCGCGGGAAAACTGGACCGGCTTATTGATATTCAACGCGCCACCAATTCCACGTCGGACTCGGGCGCGGTTATTGCCGGTTGGCAAACCATCATCACACGGCGCGCGGCCTCATACGCGCCGGTTGCAGGAACCGAGCGGTTCAATGCGCCGCAAGTGGCGGCGCTGCAGCAAGTTGAGTTTCGCATTCGCTATAGCGCCGACGTCGCCAACCTATCTCCACTCGATCGCGTCATATACCCGGCGCTCGAGGCCGGATCGCCGCCGGCGCTTACCGCGGTCAACCGGCTTTATGATATTCTGGCGGTTAATGAGATAGGCCGGCGCGAGGGCCTGGCCATTATCGCCGCGCGCCGCGCCGACGTGCCATGATCGAAAAACGCTGGCTAGGTGCAAAGTGTATCGTGGCCGCAACCGGCCCGTCACTGACGCCGGCGGTGGCCGAGCGGTGCCAGGCCGCGGCCACGCATCGGCTAATCGCGGTCAATGACGCCTATAAGCTTTTGCCCAAGGCCGACATTTTATACGCCTGCGACTCGGCATGGTGGGCGCACCATAAAGGTTGCAAAGGCTTTGCCGGCGAGAAATGGAGCTCGCACGACTTCAACCAGGGCCGGCTAAACGACAAGTTAAACACCGCGCAGGCGTACGATTTACACCTGGTCGATGGAGTCCACGCCGAGGCGGAAGGCTTTTCGTTTAACCCCGAGCGCATCCACTACGGCGCCAATTCCGGCTTCCAGGCGATTAACCTGGCGCTATTGTTCGGCGTGGCCGAGGTTGTCCTAGTCGGCTTTGATATGCGCGCCGTAGAGGGCAAACAACACTTTTTCGGCAATCATCCGCGGCCGCTTAACAATCCCAACATGTACCCGACTTTTCTGGAAAACTTTACCATCGCCGCGAGGCTTTTGCCGCCGTCGATTCGCATCGTCAACGCAACGCCGAATAGTGCGCTCACCTGTTTTCCATCGGCCACGCTCGAGGCCTGCCTATGAACCAACGGCATTACATTGGTATGCACGGCCTCGGCGATAACATTTTTCAACGGCCTTTTATCCGCGCGGTCATGGGACTCTACGAGGTTTATTTAGAAACGCCGTGGCCGCAATTGTATTCTGACCTGCCGATCAAGTTGGTAAAAAAGCAAAGCATTCTTCGCACGCAGGCCAAGAACATGGTGCGCACGCCGGCCGACGTTTGGGCGCCAGGTCCGCAAGGCGGCCAACGCCGCGTTGCCTATAATCTTTCTGGCGGCTCGATTATCAACGCATTCGAGGAATGTTTTAACACCAAGTTGAATCCCGACTATTTCGACTTGCCGCCATTGCCGCCACCGCCGATCGTATCGCAAAAGCCGATCGTATTCGTGCGCCCGGTTACCGCGCGAACCGAATGGCTAAACGAGGCGCGCAACCCGCGGCCGGAATATATCGCCGCAATATGCGATTACCTGCGGCCTTCGCACCATATCGTCACGGTGGCCGACGTCGCCGACCGCGCCGAGTGGTTTGTCGGCGACCCGCCCAAGGCCGATAGCGTTTTTTGCCTGGGAGAATTGCCGGTGATGGATATGTTATCGCTGGCGGCCAGCGCGGCGCTGATCCTGGGCGGCGTCGGTTGGATTGTCCCGGCGGCGATCGCCTTAAAGCGTCCCTGTTTTATCGTGCTCGGCGGCCAGGGCGGCCACAACGCGCCGGCTAGAATCACCGATCCGCGCCTAGACCTAAGCCGCATCGGCTTCGCCAAACCGGAGGTTTTCTGCCCATGCACCGATATGCGCCACCAATGCGAGAAAACCATTCCCGATTTAATGCCGCAATTTTTGACCTGGTATGGCGGCCAGGTTCGCAACCAAGCCTGCAATGGTTTAGCCAATTAGGAATTGGCTACCTGCCTATTGAGGGCGCGCCTTATGACCAGGATTACTTTGATCGGTTCGCCCGCCAGGCGGCCTCGCCGATCGGCCAAACGCTTATGCGCCAGCGCGTAGCCTTTGTTTATGAGCATATGCACCGCGAAATGCTCATAGACGTCGGCATCGGTTGCGGCGCCTTTATCGAGCGGCGCAACGCCTCGGTTCCGCATTCGACGTTCGGCTTTGATATTAACCCGGCCGGCGTGGCCTGGCTAAAGCGGCGCGGCCTATGGCTTAACCCCTATCATGGCCCGGTTCCGGCCTTGTCTTTATGGGACGTGCTCGAACATATCCGCGACTTTCGCCCGCTATTGGCCAAGGTGCAAAAGTGGTTGTTCCTGGCATTGCCTATTTTTACCGACGCCGAGCACGCTTTACGCTCCAAACATTACCGGCCGGACGAACATTGTTGGTATTTTACCCGCGGCGGCCTGATTGGCGCCTTGCACTGCCTCGGCTTTGACCTGGTAAGCGAAAGCGAAATGGAAATAATAGCGGGGCGCGAGGATATAGGCGCCTTTGCCTTCAAGCGGAGGGCGGAATAGATGCTGGTTGACGCTAGGCCAGGTTTGCGGGCGCTGATCCTGGCTAACCCCGATATTGTCGCCATAGTCGGCAGTCGGGTTTTTACGGTACTATTGCCGCAAGGTGAAATAAGGGATTCGATCGTTTTTCACCGCATAAGCGAAAGCGAAATCTACCACTACCGCGGCCCGTCTTGGCTAATGCAGACGCGGTTCCAGATCGACTCGCTATCGCGGTCAACCGACAGCGCCGCGCACCTGGCCAACCTAGTGCACGAACATATTTCTGGTTTTGCCGGCGACGTTACTTTCGGCGGCTCACCGGCCGAGGTTTGCACGGTACAGGGAATATTTCATTCCAACCTATCGAGCGAAGCTTTTGACGACACGACCAAACTCTACACGATGGGGCGCGATTTTTTCCTCTGGCATAACGAGCGAAACTAATGGCGCTTCAACTTGTCACTAGCTTGCGAGTCGAGGGCCTGGCCGAGCTCGAGACGGCGCTGCAGGAATTGCCCAAGGCGACCGGCAAAAACGTTATGCGGCGGGCGTTGGTCAAGGCCGGGCAACCTATCTTGGATATGGCGATTGACCTGGCGCCGGTAGGCCCGCCGCGGCCGGGCGAATTGAAAAACAGCATCACGGTTTCAAAGATCAAGTTCACCGGCGGCAGCGCCGGCAAGCAGGCATTCGCACAGGCCATGTCGGAAGGCGCCACGCGCGCCGAGGCGCAAAGCGCCGCCAGGGCGGCCAACGCCGCGGCCGCCGGCGATGATCCCGCCATAACCTCGGCGGTTATGGTGATCGGCCCAGGCCGAATGCCGCAAGCGTACATGCAAGAATTTGGCACCGTGCACCACGGCCCGCAACCGTACATGCGGCCGGCCTGGGACGCCAACGCCTTGCAAGCACTCGAGCTAATCAAATCCGAGCTATGGAATGAGATTCAAAAGGCCGCGGCGCGCCTGGCCCGCAAGGCGGCCCGGCAAGCGGCCAGTACATAGGAGGTTTTCTAATGGTATCGCCTACCACGCCGACAACCGCAATCATTGGTTGGACTACGCAAGTTCAAGTTGAAAAACCAACCTCGCCCGGCGTTTACTTTTCTCTGGTCGAGGTTAAAGACGTAACGCCGCCCAATCTACAAGTGGACGACGTTGAGGTGACTCACTACCTCTCACCCGGCCGCACCCGCGAATATATCGGCGGCTTAATCGAAGGCGGCGAGGCCTCGTGTGTAATGAACCGCGTTCCCGGTTCGCCAACTGAAGATTTAATTTTGTTGCTGCAAACTGGCGCCAACAAAGTTCACGTCAAAGTAACCTGGCCCAATAATATCATATGGACTTTCTTAGGCCACGTGAAAGGCTACGAAACCACGGCACCTGTTGACGGGGTTATGGAAGCCACCGCAACCTTCAAGGTGGACTCGTCCATCACCGTTATCGGCTAAAGGAGCAAAGCCAATGGCCGTTAACGAAATAATGGGCGAAATGGAAATAATGGTTGACGGCGCGCGCTATGTATTTGCGTTGAATACCTGGGCGCGCCTGCAATTACAAAGGACGACCGGCAAAAGCTTTAACCAATATTTTGCCGGCGTCGATCCAGCATCGTTTGGCGACCTGCAACTTGTCGAACTTTTCACCGCCGGCTTAAACCAACGGCATGAACTGGATGAAACGCAAATATGCGCACTGTTGGATCACCTGGGGCGAGAGCGCGCGCAGGAAATTATAGTCGAGGCCATGAAACTGGTATTTCCTAGAATAACGGAGGTGGCAAAAGGCAACGGAAATTTTCCGGCGGCGAACCCAATGATTGGGAATGGGATTGGACCATCAAGCAATGGTTAATGCTCGGCAATGACCTGGAATCGTTCTGGCGGCAAACCGATCGGACTTTGCAATTGGCGTTTGACGCCGATAACGAACGGGCAATAGCCGAATACAACTTGAGTATGAGCATTGCCTGGCACACCGCGGCAATGGTGAAAGCGAAGAAAATGCCGACTCTCTCCACGCTGCAAGTCAAGAGTCCTAGCAGTAGGCGCGCAAAAAAACCTGTTATTCCCTGGCAAGTCAAGGTTGAGGGCCTGAAACGCTGGCACGTGGCCGTCGGCGGCAAAATTATAAAGGCGGGCGAAAATGTCTGAAGCGGTCATAGGCGCATTGCGGGCGATCCTCGGAATCGATACCGCCAACTTTTCCAAAGGACTCAAGGACTCGGAACAATCGTTAAAGAATTTTCAAGCCGTATTTAATGACGTCGCCAAAAAATTAGCTATCACCGCCGTCGCAACGAAATTTGTCACCGACGTCAAAGGCATGATTAACACGGCCGACGAATTGAGCAAGGCGTCGCAAAAGTTCGGCGTTCCTGTTGAAACATTATCGGGATTGAAATACGCGGCCGACCTGGCCAACGTAAGTTTTGAGTCGCTTGAAAAAGGCTTGGGCAAAATGGCGAAAGCCATGTCCGAGTCAACCGATCCTGCCAGCAAGGCGGCCAAAGGTTTCAAGGCTATCGGCGTTTCCGTTACCGATACCAATGGAAACCTGCGAAGCTCAGAGGATGTTTTTCTAGATGTCGCCGACAAGTTCGCCAAAATGGAGGACGGCGCCGGCAAAACCGCGCTGGCAATAAAATTATTCGGTAAGTCAGGCGCAGATTTGATTCCATTACTGAATCAAGGCCGTTCCGGCATCAAGGAAATGACCGACGAGGCGGCGAAGCTCGGCATTGTTATAAGCACGGAGACGGCGGCGAAGGCCGAGCAATTTAATGATACGCTCAAAAAAATTAGCGCCGCATCGCAAGGCTTGGCGTTGCTTGCCGCGGAAAACTTACTGCCGATATTACAAAAGCTTGCCGATACATTTTTAGATGGAAAGACGAAAGGCGGATTTTTTAAGGACATCGTTAGCAACCTCATTACGCAGTCTGATTTGCAGCAATTACAGACTTATCAATTGCTATGGGGCAATTTGATTACATTATGGACGGCATTAAAAGCAACGGACCCGACCGAGAGCGTATCGGCATTTTTTAACAGAATGTCCGGCGTTATTGCCGAGAATCAAAAACGGTTTAACGACCTGCAAAATTCGTTTGTCCTGGGCATCAACGTCGATAATCTGAATAATCAAATCAATATGCTGGCGTTGACGTTTCGCAATTTTGGCAAAAGCGACCCGGCGCCAATCATCGAGGCAGCAAAGAACGCACTAGACCAATTTATTATTTCGCAACAGAAAGGCCAGGCCGCCACGCAAGCGCAGATAACGACAATGGGCGGTTTGATCGGGGCGCATGAAAGCTTAAAGGTATCTTTAGAGGCGCAAGCGATCGCGCAAGCCAACAATATTGCTATGACGGATAAGCAACGCGCGGCAATTAAGGCGCTTGCGGATCAGGCGGCGGCGAATGCGGTGAACCTGGCGGCCGTGCAAATGAAATTGAGCACAGATTTGCAAACGCCGATGGAGCAATACGAGAAAAAATTGCGCGACCTAATACAGATTCAAGGTTCGGACTTTCCGCTGAGCGCAGACAAAATGCGCCTGGCGAGCGCCCAAGCATTCCAAAAAATGCAGGAGCAAATGGGCACGGTGCTTTCGACGGCGGCCGGTCAATTTTCTGAATTTTTCATGGCCTTTGCCGCCGGAAATAAAACCATGTTTGTCGCCGGCAAGGCTTTTGCCATCGCGCAAGCAATCATCAATTCTTATTTGGCGTTTACCAGGGCGCTAACTTTGCCACTCCCGCCGCCATTGCCGGAAATTGCCGCGGCCGCGGCGTTAGCATCCGGCCTCGCCGCGGTTGCTAAGATCGTCGCGCAGAAACCGCCGTCGGCGGCTATGGGCGGTTCATTCATGGTGCCGGGCGGCAATAGGGCGACCGATTCAAAACTCGTGCGGATGCACCTGGCGCCCGGCGAGCGCGTGGACGTAACGCCGGCCAACCAGGTGAACCGATCCGGCGGGGCGCTGGTGATAAACCCGATACGGCCGAAAGACTTTTTTACCGGCGACACCGTGCGGGAAATGGTGCTGTCAATTGACGAATGGATGCGCAACGGCGGAACAGGTGTGAGGTTCGCACGGCAATGATTATTCGGGCCAGCGGCGTGACCGACGGTAATCCGGTGGTTGGGTGGCGCAATGTCGTCACCGCGTCCAACATTGCCGCAACCACCGCGGCAGCGGATTTTCCCGTTACCAACTTGGCGAACCCGTCAACGCATTTAAGGTGGCAATCGGCCGCCAACGTGACAAGCGAATACATCACCATTTCCGGCATCAATGAAACGCTGAGTTATCTGGCGGTTGCCCAACACTATTTTGGCTCCGCCGGACTTACTTGCACGGTTGAAACAACGCTTAACGGCTCGACCTGGGTCACGGCCGTGCCGGCAACCGCTATCACCGACAACATGCCGCTACTGTTTCAATGGGCGCCGGTTGCTAATTGCGTCGGCGTGCGGTTGCGGATGCAAGGGCCAGGCACGACACCGGGCGCCGCCGCCGTGCTTTATGCCGGCAGTATTACAACGCTCGAGCGTAGCGTCCGCATTGACCTCAATCACACGCCGATAAATCTGGCCACGGTGTCGGATATAGTCAGCGGAATGGCTGAGTCCGGCCAGTTCCTCGGGCGCCTGGTCCGCAATCAATACAAGGATTCCAAAATAGATTTTTGGTATTTTACCAATAGTTTTTATCGCGCCGAAATTGACGCCTTTATCATTGCCGCCGTTGAAAACCCGTTTTTTATGTCATGGGCGCCGGCAATTTATCCGACCGATACCGGCTATTGCTGGTTAACAAAAGACCCGCGGCCGGAAATGCACCTGCCGACCGATCGCTTTATTGTCTCGCTTGAAATGCGCGGGATAGCATGACCGGCGTTGTGCAATTCGTCGCGCTGGACGTTCCGCATTGCACGTTGACCTATAGTGTTCTGCCTTGCAGGGCGCAAACCGGCTTTGACGTTGCCGGCGGCGCGCCGACCAATGGCGCGGAACCAAACGCGGTTGGATTCGGCACCGATACCTTCGCACATCGCAATGGCGGCCTAACCGGCGCGGCCGATGGCAAGCAAGCGACCGGAAGCTTTTGGTTTTTTGCCAACGCCAATACAGGCGGCAATCAAACGCTATTCGCCGGCGAAACAACGCTTAATGGCGCGACAACGCGATTCAGCATTCGGCTTGTTAGCGGAATTTTTCGCATCACCGGCACGACCAGCGCCGGCACGCTGACGCTTGATATGCGCAATACCACGGCAATACAGAGTGGCTCCTGGTATCACACTCTCTTTAGTTTTGATCTAACCAGCACGGCGTTGCGTCACCTGTACATTGACGACGTTAGCAGTCTTAACGCCGTTACCTATGCTAATAATGCCATCGACTATACTTTGGCCGATTGGTCTTTCGGCGCTTTGGCCGATGGCACCGAGCATATAGACGACGAAACAATCTATGCCGATTTTTGGCTGAGTCTTAACACCTATGTTGATTTTTCCGTTGCCGCCAATCGGCGCAAATTCATATCGGCCAACGGCAATCCGGTTTACCTCGGCACGATCGGCCAGGCGCCCGGCTTTGGTACGCCGTTGGTTTACTTTGGCAATGCCGGGACCGCATTCAAAACCAATCTAGGAACCGGCGGAGGTTTTACCACGGTTGCCAACGGCACGGAATACGCCGTTGGTTTTGCGACGGGTTCGCGCAAGTGTTTTAACAGCGTCGGTACTTGCCAGGACCTCGAAAACTTTACCGAGGAAACGGTAACACTGCTTTTTAGCGAGAATATCCCGCTAGTAAGCCCAATTGCCGCAACGGTATATCCCTTTATAAAGACGGTTGATTATCAACCGGCGATCGTTTCGCTAGAGGGCCAGATTGGCCAGCGCGCCTCGCTGAAAATTGTTTTCAGGGACGCGCCGCACTCCGACGCCGGACCAAGTTTTGATAAATACCCGTCTAGCCGCGGCTATGATCCATACACGCGAGGAACGTTTTGGGGCAAATTCCGCGCGCGAAATCCCTATATGCGCGGCCGGCAAATTCGCCTCTACATCGGCGAGGCGGAGCAATCGCTGGCGGCGCTGGAAACTCGGTATTTTATTATTGACTCGATGGCCGGGCCGACGCCAGAGGGCGAGTTTACAATCACCGCGCAAGACATTCTAAAATTTGCTTCTGGCGATCGTATAGTCACACCGCCACCGTCAAGTGGGTTTTTGACAGCCGACATAACCACCGGCAACATAAACATTTCGATCGGCCCGTCGGGAGCCCTGGCCGATCCGAATAACTTTTATGGCACCGACGGCTTCGCCTGTATCGGTGGCAGCGAGATTGTACATTATCAAAATATAAGCGGTGATAATGTCGATTTAGACGCGCGCGGCATTTTCAACACCGAGGAAGGCACGCATTCGGCGCAAGACAGATTCCAATTATGTTTGGCCGTAGAGCCTAGCGACCCGGCCGATGTTCTGCAACTTTTGTTGCAATTCATTGCCGACATCGACGCGGCTTATATTGATATTGACGCTTGGCACCTGGAAAGCGCGACCTACCTCGCTATAAATATTTCGATGTTAATTACCGAGCCAACGCCGGTTGATAAACTTGTCGAGGAAGTATTACAGGCCACCGGCTCGGCGCTATGGTGGGACGACGTTAACCAGCAAGTTCGCTGGCAAGTTATTCGCTCGATTCCGACGACGGCCGATCGTTTTACCGAGGACAACGTTCTCACCGGAACGCTCGAGGTTACCGAGCAACCGGAAAAGCGCGTTTCGCGAGTAATCGTTTATTATGGGCAAATCAACCCGACGCTAAAGGTTGACGAAACGCGCAACTATCGTTCAACCGAGGTAGTGACCGACGAACTAACGGAATTCCTCGAGGGCAGTTCGGCAATCAAGACAATCTATGCGCGCGAGATTGCGCAAGGCGGGCGCTCGGTGGCCAATCGCATTGCGCTACGCTATTTGAATCGCTTCAAGCGCGCGCCGCGGCGGTTCAAATTCGAGCTATTGCGTTTCAGCGTCACGGCGCCGGCGCTCGGCGGCGGCTATTTGCTTGGCGGTCCAAACGTCGTGCGGCGCTCCTGGCCGTTTCAGGACGATACCGGCGATTGGGTAGATATTCCGATTCAGCTAACGCGAGTGAGCTCGGCGCCGGACCGATGGATTGTCGAGGCCGAGGAAATGTTAGCCAGCGCCAGCGAGGATTTGATTGATACGACGACGCGCAATATATTTATCGATTCCAATCAAAACGGCATAAATCTAAAAACGATACACGACTCGCTGTTTACCGCAGCGGTTTCCGGCGACACCGTGAATTGCATTATCAACGGCGGAATTACCATTGGCGCCAACACCACCGGCGGCGTCGCTTTCGACGTCGGCACCGGTTGGAATTCCGGCGTCACCATCAACATTAACAATGGCGGGCGCATTCAAGGTTGCGGCGGCGCCGGCGGTAACGCGCAAAAAGGAGCGAGCGTAGGCAATCCAGGCGCTACGGCGTTCTATACCAGGCAAGCAATCAACCTAACAAACACCGCGGAAATATTCGGCGGCGGCGGCGGTGGCGGTGCGACTTTTTCCCCGCCCAATTACGAGTATGCCGGCGGCGGCGGTTCGGGAACGAATGGCGGCGCCGGCGGCGTTGCCAGCGGCGGCAATATAGCAAACTATAATGGTAACAACGGTTCCACCGCCGCCGGCGGGCTCGGCGGCACCAATAGCACGAATTTTCTCGGCGGCGCTGGCGGTGGGCCTGGCCTGGCCGGCGCAAGCTCGACAAACACCGCTGCCCCCGTCAACGTGCGCGCCGGCGGCGCCGCCGGCCCGGCGATTGATGGTATAAGCTTCATAACGTTGAGCAATAGCGGCAGCATATTGGGCTCGCAGATCAACTAGGGAGGGCCGGCAATGCCATACGATTATTCCAGCATCGTATTGAGCTCTGGGCACGGCAAATACGTGCGCGGCGCCAGCGACCCCGACGGCCTAGACGAAGTGGACGAAGCGCGCCGCATTGTCGAGCGCCTGGCGGAAGAATTACGCAACCGCGATTGTAAGGTAGTCACGTTCCACGATAACACGTCGCACGATCAATCAACCAACCTTTCAACAATTGTATCGGCTCACAACCGCGAAACCCGCCAACTCGATTGTTCAATTCACCTAAATGCGTATGAGCATACCGATACCAAGGCTATGGGCTGCGAGGTGCTTTACTATTCGGACGCAAAGCTCGCCGGCGACATATCGCGGGCGATTGCCGCGGTGGGGTTCATTGATAGGGGACCAAAGCAGCGGACAGACCTAAAATTTTTACGCGACACCGAAGAAAAAAGCGTGCTCTTGGAAATATGCTTTGTCGATTCCATGCCCGACGTTGACATATACGAAGCCAATTTTGACGCTATTTGCGAAAACATCGCCGCAATATTAACCGGCGATGAAACGACGGCTCCTGGCGCACCATTGCCCGAGGTGGCATTTCACGCCATCGGACGGTGCTCGGAATTCGGCGGCCCGGCGGATTCGGGAATGACAAGCTCGGAACCGTTGGCGTTTTTAATGAAGCAAAGCGACAAGCCGGCGGTGTTCATGGCCGGCAAACCACTGAGTTCGCCGGCGCTCGGGCGCGACCTAAACGTAGCGACGCATTACGTAGCTTGCCGTTGGAATTATGACGTCACCCCCAAAGCGATGCTTTGCGGGCCCGACGTTGCCTTAGTGCGCAATGCCGCAACCGGCTTTGCGTTGACCGCCATGCCGGCCGATTGGGGGCCCAACTCGGCGACGAATCGAATCGCCGATCTATCGCCATCGCTCATGGCCGATTTGCAGCTAACGACAGACTCCGACGTCGAGGTTATTTATCCCTGGGAGAAAAAAGAATGACCACGGTTCCCGACGGCGAATCATGCGCGCAATGCCGGTATTTTATTGACTCCTCGAGCACGTGTCAGCGCGGCCCGCCGTCGGTATGGTTGGCCACGGCATCCTATCGGCAACCATCGGCCGGGCATAAACAAAGAGTTGATTGCGCCTGGCCGACGGTCATGCCGGCGGATTGGTGCGGCGAGTTTCATAAAGTATCCCCGCAATGAGTATGCCCGAGCAAGCCGGCAAGGTTGCCACCACGGTTGTCGATTCGTTTAAGGGGACGCCGATGCTGCTGGCGCTGCTATTGGTCAACGCCGGCTTTCTCGGAATTCTCGTTTACCTTATGGCCGGCGCGGTGGCCAACTCAAACGAACGCAATAAGATGCAATTGGAATTGATTGCCAAGCTTATCACGGACATTCGCGATTGCGGCAAGCAAGGTCCGCGGCCAAACAATTACGATCCGACGACAAAGAGTTTCATATTTTTGCGCTAGGTCGATTGTCATACGCGGCCGCGGCCGGCTTATGCTGATTCTCGAGTCGATCTTTTAGCGCCGGATACTTGCCGGCGTGCAAGGCTACCCATTGCACCTGCAGCGCCTTGCCGCCTTTGGCCGCGGCCTCGGCAAGCTTTTCGTCGATCGCCGACTCTATTTCGGAGAGCCCGGCCGGCGTTAGGGCTTGGGGCTGGTCAACGCCGGCCGGTTCCTCGAGCGCGCTTGGGGCATCGCCCGCAGGAAGCGCCTGCGGCTTGTCGGCCGCGGTGACGGTTTGCATTTTGCCTCTTTTGCTTTCCGCCTTGGTTATATCTTCTATTTCATCCTCGGTTAAAAAGCCGAGGCCTACGATCGAAAGTGTTACCCGACGCTTGGCCTTCGTAACCGCTTTCATTATCGAATTGGCGCGAATCTCGCCGGCGCCGGTGGACATGGAAACGACTCCCATATCGGAATCAAACCGGCCCGATGGCAACGTTGCTCGGACGGTAACGAGGAACATTCCGCCGTCAAATTCTTGTTTCACGATTTCCACGTTGACATTATGAATCCGGCGTAATTGGTCGCAGGCATCGCGCCGGCAATACAGGCGCAATTGATTGTTAAGCGTAATGTATTCAAACGGGCGCGTGAGCGGATTGAGGCCGAGCGATTCGCAGGTTTCCGAGTAGTAGCGGTTGCGTTCCTCGACCGTTAATTTACTGAGATCGCCTTTGGCGATCACGGTTTCCATAATGTCATGGCCGGATATTGTTGCCGGCGGCAATGTCGCGCCGCCTGGGGCCTCGCGGTGGCGGTTGGAGTCCATTTTCACACCTGCTTTTTCAATTTGCCCAATAGGTAGTAGAGCTCGAGTTTAAGGCGGAACGCCTGCCACGCTTCCGTTAGATCGGCGAAATAGGCGTGAATGAAATTGCCGGTTTCCTTATTGAACCGGCATAGATGAAACCCGCTAACCTTGCGTGCCGGCTCGTGCTCGTTCCAAAGTTCGCCATAGGCCGCGGCCTGGCATAAATGCTCGGGCCAAAGTTGGCCGGTTTTCCAATCGCATAGCACGTATTTTTTGGCCTGTTGGGCGACCGCATCAAGGCAACCGCCAAAGCGCCAACGCTCGGACACTAGCGGGGTTTCGCTGGCGATAAATTTAAGCTTTGTCTGCAAGCGCCATTCGGTATAAGCGGAAAAGGCGTTGGCGGCCTGGTCGCGGGTTTCTGGGGAAAATTGCCCAACGTCCAGAATCTTATTATGCAAGGCGGCCTCGACTAGCGCATGGCCTACGGTTCCGGCCTCGGCGGCATCATCGCGCGCTTTTTTATAATCTATGCCTTGGGTTCCTAAATCCCACGCCCAATGAATCAGGCCGCCGGGGTCCTGGCCGATTTTATTAACCGTCGTCACGCTCGGCAGGCGCTTGCCGTCTTTAGCGCGATATAGAATTGTCGGCATGTTTTTTCCTATTCACTTGAACACCTCGCCAACGCGATTGCTAAACCAGGTTCCCCAACTTTGTAATTTATCGGTCAACGTGACGAACGGTGTCGGTTGTTCCTGGGCCATTGCGTCAATATCGTTAACCTCGTTCGGCTTTACCGTTTTCACCTGGGCACGGATTTGATTAAAAACCGGATCACTCTTTATCTTTTTAGGCTTTGGTTCGGCCGGCCAATGCAGGCGCGACTTGGGCAAGACGCGGTGGCCGCGATACCAGCAACGCTCACCGTCAATGAGGCGATAACTCCAATAGGTTTTGCCGTCCGGCCGTTCCCGGCATTCGAGCGCGCCGGCGGCCGTAGGCATTAGCACGTAGGCCAGGACCGCCACGCCGAGCGCGGCCAGGACCATGACAAGCAAGGCGCCGGCGGTGTCGTTATTCATTGGGTGGACTCTGCCCCCATTCGTCCCTGGGATCGGCCTCGGCTTGGCGAAGGTTCTCAATTTTTTGTTCAATGCGCTCCAAAGCAGTCATGACTTCGATATGGCGCGGGGCCATGATAAAGGACTTAAGGTTGTCCCAAAGAGCGCCGACCTGTTGCAGTTCCTCGAGGAAAGACCTATCCAACCGAAATTCCGCTTCCTCGGAAATTGAGCGGTGACTTTCGCGTGTGGCTTTGACAAGCGCGCGGTAAAGCGGCTTATGGATTCGCATAGCTATAACCGGGCGTTTACTCGGGGCTTTCGGCATGATTCTTTTTTCCATTCTTGCGTGGCGGACGCTTGACGCCGTGCCGATCTATGGCGGCCAGGATCCTTTGCTGCGTTTCGACAAAGGCGAGCCGATCGGATTCCGAGGCCTGCAGATTGTTGCGCAGTTCGGCGTTTTCCAATTCGAGGAAGCCGGATTTTTTGCGCTCGGACGCCAGTAAGCCTCGCGTTTCCTGCAGTTCGACAGTTAACAGGTTATTGCGTTCGGCCTCGGACTCTATCGTGCGGCGCAGCGAGGCGGTGCGCACGGCGGCCTCTCCGAATATTCTGGCATCGCGTTCTAAGTCACTCTCGCCGCGCGGTATCGCCGCGGGCTCGGGCAACGTGGCGATCGGCGGCGGTGGCGGCGGGGTTTCATCGTCGGCCATATCATCGCGACTCCATGCTTGAACCATTGCGGGACAAAGTTTTCCATTCCAAACCATGTTAAATTTCCTCTTTATATTTGCACGTTGCGACATAACCACCACGCACGCGGATCGGACCGTGCGCGTGCGCCGACGCTAGACCAGGACTTTCCTCGATTGCACGAAACAGGCGGTCAACCTCTGCTTGGACGTCGGCACGCTCGAGTCCTTCTACAAGGACATATTGCCAACCATCGTCGCCGGACTCTTGCAGTACTCGCAATTTGGGTATCATTGTTGCCGCCGGCTTTTTACAATGAGCATCAACGCTTGCGGCGTTTTGATCGGCGGAACGTATCTGCAGGGGTCAAGCATATACATCGGCTTTCGATCGGGCCTTAATGAGCGCAAGTTTTTCTTCAGCATAATTTCGTGACCGTAGCACCAACCGTCGATGGCGTAGAGCGGTGCCCGTTGCGAGCAAACGGAAATGTAGGCAAATTCCGGTTTGCATTTTAGCGCGATTTTCAAATCCCAATTCAGCCAGTAGCGTTCTTTGACGTCGATCCAACCATCCAAATCGGCGCCGCCGGTTCCATCAAGTGTATTCCAGTAGTTAGTCTTTAATCCGATATGGGCGGCCAGTTCGCAGCGCGCGGCCTTTTGGTTGACCAGCAAATCGAGCGTCGGATCGCCGGTTTGATAGTTGGTATGTTGCCAACCACCTTGTTCGGCTCGGACATGGCGCGCCAGGCCGACGCGGTTCGCTTCGTCGGTTTCCTTTGCCGTAAGGCGAATCCAGATTCTCATACCTCGCAACCGCAGTAAGTTTTTAATTCTTTGATTACCGACTCAATATGCGCGAGCGTAATTAGGTCCGGCATATCATCGCCCCGCAACAGATCGGCGCAGGCGTTCACCGCGCGGTCAATCTCAGCGACGCTCGGCCACCGGCGACCCGAGAGCGGCCATTGACCGCGCGATCGCAAGGTTAGATGCGACATATGCAAGAGGGTTTTGCGAGGTGTCATTGCCATTAGAACGTCACCTGCAGCAATGCCAGACTGTAGCCAATGATAACGCCAAACAACTGAAGTCCGGCGATAGCGGCGGTGGTAAATAGAAAGCGGCGCATTTTGAATCCCCAAGCGTTAAGTTGACAAGGCAATGATAGTTCTCAATTAAAATGAGCCCGTCAATAGGCAACCTAGCCAAATCTCAAAAAATATGAATATAATACCCGCTATGCAAAAGTTAAAAAGCGTTGCCGATGTTGTTATGGTATTGGGCGGTTCTAGCGCCTTGGCCGCGGCGCTGGCCATTCAGGACACCAATATAGCCAATTGGAAAGCAAACAAACGAATCCCGGCCAATCAATTCCTGGTCATAAATGCGCTTTTGCAGGCGAGAGGTTGCGAGGCCGATGCGGAATTGTTTGCCTTTAGGAAAATGAGGCGCAAGGGGTAGCGTGCCGGCACGTTTTCGCTACTAGCTATGGTATGTTCATAAGTAATAATATTTCGCGGCGACGCGCGAATCGGCCGGAATGAATAAGGCGCACTAGGACAACATGCCTAGAGCATAGGAATAAAAGTACTTATGCACAGCTACAGCCCAATGATTGAGAGTCCCTCTTGACACGGTGTCTTGGCATGGTTCTCGCTACGCGCGGCCCTTGCACGGACGACAAGCCAACGAGCGGCCAGGCGAGCGCGCCCCCACGGCGCCGTAGCGAGACTGGCCGCCGAGAAGGGGACACCCGAAGAAGAAAAAAACGGCTTTCAATGGAGGGGTGTGTCTTGAAAAAACAGCCTGAAATAACGAAACCTGAAATCGAGGAAGCCTACCTTTTGCGGGCGCATGGCCTATCCTACGGGCAGATTGCCAAGCGCCTCGGCCGCCATACGGCAGCAACCATCCAAGCGGCGCTTTATGACCGATATAGACGCAAACGGGAAAACCCCGGCAAGACCAACCACCGCGTTGCCCGCCATCTAGACCCGTATTTGCCGCCGGCCGTCCAGGCCGAGGCGGAAACCGTGCAAAGCATAGATTGGGACAACCTCACAACATCACAGCAATACCTCGGCGACCCGCGGCCAGGCCGATCGGCCATTGACCGGCTATCACCGGCCGATCGCCGAAGGCTCGGGCTCAAAACATGACAAACGACGAATTGCTGGCGATCCTAAACAAAATTGCCGACAATGATTTGTCGGACAAATCGGCCGCGGCGCTGGCCCGATCGGCGCTCGCAACAATGATGGTATTGGAAAAGGAACCTATAGGCATGGTAACGCCGGTTCGGATGATGGTAAGCAAATCAAAAGCTTCTGAGCGATTAGAATGATTGAATCCTTGTCGGCAAAGTTTTCCCTTGCGCAACAAATTGAGGAAATTGAACGCGAGTTGAGACTTCGCGCCGAGGTTTATCCGCGGTGGATCGCGTCGGGAAAGATGAAAAAATCGGTTGCCGACTATCATATGGATCGAATGCGCGCCGTTTTTGACACGCTAAAGCGGATTGAAATGAAATTGCCGGTTTAATGGATACAATGGTAACTCCGGTAAATGGACCATGAGAAAAATTTTGAATCCTTTATGTTTGTTATCGTTATCGCCGGCGCCAGCATTATCGCCCTGGCGCTGGTAATATTGGTTTATCTACTCGTGCGATAGGAGGAAAACGAAAATGGCGAAAACGGTTTATTACGCGCAAAGTGAAACCCCGATAACTGCGGTTCCTAGCGATTTTGTCATCTGGGGGCCCGGCGATCCGCGGCCGACGCTGCCTATTGCCGGCTGGAATCCCGGCACCGGCGCCTGGCCGAAACCGCCTGTGACTGAGCCACCGCCAGGGATTTGGGGCGGTTCGGGCGAGACGTTTCCGACGGTGCCGATTGCCGAGCCGCCCTGGGGGTGGGGCAATCCACCGCCCAAACCAAACGTACCGCCGGCTTCTGGTTGGGACGTGAAATATGGCTGGACCCCAAATACGGGGTGGTTTGTTTTCGCCATTCCAACAGGCCCGGTTCCTACGCCATCAAAGAAGTAAATCGGCAAATAAGACCGCGCACGGCAACAACCGTGCGCGGGGGTTAAAGCCTTGGATAAATCGCAGCAACATGACGACGCTATCGAGCGCGAGCGGCTTAACGCTTGAGTATCCCGCGCACATCATCGGCGGCAGGTGACCAACTATCGAACCAAAACCGAATATCAGCCTTCATTGCCTCGCACACGCTAGGATCATCTAATGCGGCGGACATCCATTTCCCCAAGCGGTTGTTCGCCTCGACTTGATAGAGCTGTAGTTTTTCATAACGAACACTGCCACTAGACACCACTCGGCTTCTCCCTGCTCATGTTTCCTCCATTGCTTGCGGGCGTGGAAAACGGTTGTTTCCTTTGCCAGCGATCGGCGATCGGCGCACCGTTGACGTCACAGCCTTTATTGAAACCGCGGCGTTCCTCGGATTGCGCTAGGCCGTCGTGGTGTTGCTTGCATAGCGAGGCTAGTTCACCGAGGCGAAAGAGCTCCCAATCGCCTTCATGCGGGGTGACGTGGTGAACGATGCGCGCGGCGCGGATTATGTTGCGCTCGAGGCATAGCGCGCAAAGCGGATGGTTTTGCAATTGCACCATACGGCGCAATTTCCAGGTTTTAGTATTATAGAAACTATGCCAGGGCGCATCGCTTGCCATTGCCGTTAGTGCTCTGTCGGCCAATCGATGTCATCACCGACTTCGTATTCGTAGACTCTGAGGCTATCGCATTTCGGACAATGAACTTGTCCCGCCGGTTCCGAGCCCCGCGATCTTAATTCGCCAGCCCGAAACTCCGCTTTGCAAGCCCGGCAAAACCAGGGATCATCTAATCCGTCAGTCATGGCATTTCCTTAGTAAATGACCGCACCAACACAAGCACAGCGCGACGCATTGCAGCGAGAGCTATCACAAGTCGCGAGTGATATTTGTCACCCTGACGACTGCAAAAAATGGCTCATGCGAAACTTTCGCCAACTATCAGCCGCACTCACAACTACTGCGGCACTAACGCCCG